GCCAGTTCTGCTTGGTCCACTTGCTTAGGCTTGTCTTTGTCTTTGCGCCGGAGTATCCTCCGCCTGCTTTCTTGTAGATGGAAACAGCAAGCTGCATAGCTCTGGCTGAGTGCTTTCCGCCCATCTTAGCCTTAGCCTGAGCCTTTGACTTCTCCCAAAGCTCTGGGTTTGTTTTTTTAGCAACCTTCATAACCTACCACTTAATTTTGTTTGCCCAGTACGCCGCGCTCATCTTACCCTTGGCAATGTTCTTTGCGTGCCGAGCCTTAAAGCTCGCACGCTTTGCAGCACGAGCAGCAGTGGGATTGCTTTCGGTTACAGTGTCAGCACCTTTTTGTCCAAAGCGGATAAGACGAACCTTATCTCCGACCTTAGCTAATACGATGTGCGACTTCTTTGGGTGCGAGGGAGTTGCTTTGGCTTTATTAACGCCAGCAAGTCCGTACTTCTTGAGAAGGTTCTTAGCTCTCTGTTCCATCAATAGCTAAATACAACGTAAAATATAACCGAAAACCATACTGAAACAGAAACTCCAGTGCGCCACTGTTCGTTTACCTTATCAACGGCAGCCTTAGGCTCTAGAAGAGCCTTGCGTAAGGTCTCTGTGGTTCTGATATTCTCAGTAGCGAGAGAGTCAGCAACAAGCTTCATACTACGGTAGTCTAAGCCTACAGAGTCAATCTCTTTCTTTAGCTTGACGAACTTGCTGTTCATCGCCGCTGCTTGAGACAACTTAAGCACGACTACCGTATCACTCCCCTCGACCCGTTGAATCGGGTACGATTGCGAGTACGTTAAATGGCACAGCAGTAGGCTGCACGCTAATAGCAACGATTTCATCTTGCATTGTTTTAACTTGTTCAACGAGGGCGACCTTCTCCTCCTCTAAAGTTGTGATGGTGGCCTTCATTTCTTTTACTTCCGCAACAATTAGATTGTCTGCGCTCTTTGATACGGATGCCGCTTTACGCATAGTTTGGTTGGACTTCTCAATCATCAAGTCCATCTCATCTACCACTTTTACTTTTGGCTTTTGTGCGCTAAGGATTCCACCAATGATTAGAAGGATTAACAGAATTACTGCAGCTTGTGTGGCTTTCATCGTGTTTGGATTAGCATTTCGTTTTTAGCACTTGTGTAGGCTAACGCTGAGTCTAGCCGTCTGACGTGTTCGGTGTACTTTTCTACCTTCACCTCAAGTTCACCCACTCTTGTTTGACAACGCTCATCGGTTGTTGAGTTGCTCATTTTCTGGTCAATGTATAAATAGCCTACGGCTGCAAGGGCGATGAACGCTATCGCTGCGGTGGGGTTCTTTTGGAACTGCTCAAAGTTTACGGGCATCTTCATTTCTTAGCGAACTTTTCTAGTCCTGCGATTCCAAATGATCCTAGGGTAATGATTACAAAAGAATTATACGTGAACTCGTTAATAACTAGGTCTTTACCCATAACGCCAGAGACAACGTCCGCAACCATTACTATAACCATTACAGCAAATGACATAAAACCAATAATGGTTTTCTCATTCCAGTTGTTGTCATCTTTAAAGATGGAGGCAAAGCCCATAAGTTTTTCTTTTATGTAAGTAAAAAATTTCATCTGTTTAAATGAATGGGTTTGAAGTAGTGCAAAGTTATACCAAAAAGAAAAGCCCCTTGCGGGGCTTTGCCTTAACCAGCTTATGATAGGTCCCATCCATTCAGGGACCCATCTGCTCGTTAGTATCTACTCTACAATCTCAGCCTCTGGCACACCGTTGGGGGTGAACTCGCCAGTGTTGAGGTCGATGGTTCCGTCTCCGTAATCCTTGTAGATCTTCTCCCTCACGTCCTTCATAGACACCTCAGCCTCCTCAAAGGAGGCGATTAGCTTAGCCTTGCGTGATTCGATAAGTGTAATGGTGCCAAGCTCAGTCTTGATTGCCTCCATTGATGATTGGAGCTGCTTGACAGTGTCGATGAGCTCTTTTTCTACGTGTGTTGATGATGATGACATAATTTTAATTATTTATGCAAATATACTACTGAATCTTCTTAATTGTTATGTATGTACTTCCATCAAAACCTGATGGGGTTATGGTAATGGTTCCAGTCGACCCACCAACGTAGTCCGCAGTAAAGTATATTTCTATCTCATCATTGGCTGCTAGGCCATATATGTAAGTGTTGACAAATGAAGATGCACTCATTCCGAAAGTTGCCTTGTCTAATTGAGTAAAGGAAAATGGCTCATACAGACCGACGCCATTTACCGCAACAGTGGCTGACACGGATGCTATTTGATTATTTCCGTTTGAAGCTCCATAGCCGAAAGATATTTCATATATTCCGGACGATAAAACCGTTATTATATTTGGATCCACTGTAGTGCTGTGAGAAAAAAACGAGGCGGACAATGCGGACTGAACAGTAAATTCACAGGCAAGCTCGGTATTTGCTGGAGTAAGAGATAGACTGACGTTACTATATGCCGCAAAAATGGGGATAGAATATATCGACGTATTAGTAATCGTTAGGGTATCTGTAGTTGGATTAGTGGTAATTGATATACCAGTGCCTGCGGCAACAGTGAGGGTATCATTATTAGTATCAGCAACAATATCAGACTGACCAGTAACAGCGATATTCTTGAAGATATTCTGAGATGAGCCCCTGTCGTCGTTGGTTACGGTAAAGCTTGGGTAGGTGCCACTTGTAGTTATTCCCGTTCCAGCAGTTAGCACAACCGTTTGGTCGGGAGCGCTGTTGGTTATAGTCAGGGTGTCTGTGGAGGCATTTGTGGTAAGACTAATGCCAGTGCCTGATGCTACGGTAAGCGTATCATCGTTTAGGTCAGCAACAATAGTTGACTGACCGCTTACCGCAAAGTTCTTAAATATATTCTGCTCCGAACCCTTGTCTATGTTGTCAAAGTATATCGTATCAGTTGTAGAGTCGGTCGTTATCGATATGCCCCCTACAGACTCAATGAATAAAGTATCATTATTGTTGTCAGCAACAATTGCTTCCTGATCAATTCCCCCAGACCAACTTCCGTCATCGACGTTCCAAACAAAATCTGAATCATCCCAATCTTGACTTGTGATTACATTTATATTCTTGAATATATTCTGACTGGAACCTCGATCACTATTGTTTACCGTAATGGATCCACTATTAGTGATAGGTCCCCCGCTTACCGTGATTCCGGTGCCAGCAGTAAGGTCCACACTTGTAACCGTACCCACAAACTGATCCGTATAACTTGGGATGTTTAAGGTATTGCTGACAAAAGTAGCAGCGCCAGTGTTACCTGTGGTGGTTAAAGTAATTGTCCCTTGTTTATTATTGAATGTGGTCCAGTCAGTAGAAGACAGAGCGCCCCTATTGGCGGCGCTAGCAGTTGGAACCTGTAGTGTAATTACTGGAGTCGTTGTACCGTTTGCAACAGTACTCGATAAGTCTGTACCTGTCGTGCCTAAGGTGAGGGCTGCAACGCTAGTAACGGTTCCGCCAGAGGATGGGGATGAGTTAGTAATAATACCCGTAGCATTGTCGTAGCTGATTCCCGTTCCTGCGCTTAATGCTAAACGAGCCCTAGTATCGGTGTAGTAAAGGTTGGTTCCCTCAACGAGGTTAGTCGTGCTAAACGGCTGAAGCGTAACAGTGGCCGTAAGGGTCCCTGCGTCCTGCTGGGTGAGCGTAAGCACCCCAGTTGATGTATTGTATGCAAAGGCAGTAATACTATCGTTATACGCAGTATTCCAAGTAGTCTGAGAAGCATTCGTAGGAAGAGAGTAACCCGAGGCAAAGGCAACAGCTAAAGTACCGCTGGTGATGATAGGATTCCCTGAGATAGCAAACCCAGTGGGTACGCTCATATCAACACTTGTAACAGTTCCTACAAACTGATCTGCGTAGTTTGGAATATTTAGCGTAGCTCCAATTAAGGTGGCTGCGCCAGTGGTTCCTGTGGTTGTAAGGGTTATTGCGTTCTGCTTACCGTTAAACGTGGCAAAGTCTGTAGCGCTTAGGTATCCGTCTACCAAGCTTGTAGCGGCAGGTATAGATACCGTGCCGCTTGTGTTTACTAGTGGAGCGCTAAAAGTAAGCGCATTTTGCTTTCCATTAAACGTATTCCAATCCGTTGAACTTAAGAATCCACTTGTGGAGACCCCAGATTGCGCTACCTGTATGGATGTTCCAGTTCCAATTACTGCACCCGTACCACCTGTAATGGTAAGGACAGCAGAGGTAGCTTCTGTTAGGTTTCCCTTTGTAAGCGCTGGCTCCTTGCTATTGAACGTTGTCCAGTCCGCAGAAGATAACGCGCCACGATTGGCTGCTGATGCCGTTGGTACATTTAATGTGATTACAGGAGTCGTTGTACTATTTGCAACGGTACTCGACAGGTCGGTACCCGTTGTGCCTATAGTAAGGGCCGCAACGCTAGTAACCGTCCCTACAAACTGGTCTGCGTAGTTTGGAATGTTTAGCGTATTGCTGATAAATGTTGCAGCCCCTGTGGTTCCTGTAGTTGTAAGGGTTATCGTTCCCTGCTTGTTGTTAAAGGTGTTCCAGTCCGTAGAACTTAGAAACCCGCTCGTAGTCGTGGTTGCTTGAGACACCTGTATTGCGGTACCGCTTCCAATGACCGCCCCGGTGCCTCCCGTAATTGTAAGAACGGAGGAGGTCGCTTCTGTTAGGTTGCCTTTTGTAAGCGCTGGCTCCTTGCTATTAAACGTATTCCAATCGGTTGAACTTAGGTATCCGTCCGCTGCAGCTCCAGACTGAGTAATCCCAATAGTGCCAGTGGTGATTATTGTACCGCCAGTAATCGGGGCAGTAGTGGCTACAGATGTTACGGTCCCTACAAACTGATCCGCAGAGTTGATGGTAATGGTATCCGTAGTTGCGTTAGTGGTAATCGTTACATTAGTACCAGCAACAATGGTAAGCGTATCGGTAGCATTATCAGCGACGATGTCAGACTGACCAGCAACAGCGATAGTCTTAAATGCGTCACTAGCCTTACCATTAAACGTAGTCCAGTCAGCAGACGACAGAGCGCCCCTGTTGGTGGCGCTAGCCGTCGGTAAGTTAAACGTATGGGTGTCTACAGAAGAACTTATCGCGAAATCAGTTCCGCTAGTTCCAACAGCAAAGTACTGAACCTGATCGCTAAGGCCATTAAGTGAGTTAAGACCAGTAGAGAACGTAGTAATCACCTCAGAGAAGTTAGCGTCTTCAGTGTGAAGCGTGATGTTTCTTCCGTTTACTATAACATACACACGAATAGCAAGCCTATCGGTAGCAAGTAACGCAGTCTGAGGTACAGCTATCGAGGTGTAGTACTGATCAACAGCAGTACCACCGGAGATGACTTCTGGGTTGGCTGATCCGCTAGCAATTAACGTAAACACATTTGATGTGCTTACCTTGTACAACTCTCCGTAGAACGCAGGCGAACCACCGCTTGATGACGAGTTAAAGTAGAACTCTAGGTTGAAGTTTCCTCCCGGTATGTTTATCTGGTCTGGGTCGTTAGCGTCAGTTATAAATGAAGCTACGTATCCATCTCCTGAAGCGCTGGTCCTCGTAAAATTCGTTCCAGCTCCAGCGATTGGTGTCTTGCTCAACTCATAGTAGGTGACACCACCAAACGTACCTTGGTTTACCGATCCATTTAGGTAGTAGTTAACGCTAGAGCCTCCGCCACCAGGGGTCGGGAAGTTTGCTAGCTGACCATCGCCCCTGATGTACTGAGAGCTTAAGCCAATTGCAGTGACCGCTAAGGTTCCGCTGTTAGTCACCGGGCTATTGGCAACAGAGAAAGCCGCTGGCATCGTAAGGCCAACAGATGTTACGGTCCCTACATACTGGTCGTTACTTGTGATGGTAAAGCTTGGGTAGGTTCCGCTGATGGAGGTAGTACCACCACCAGTCAACACTACCACCTGATCGGGTGCTGTGTTGGTTACGGTAATACTTCCACTAGTGGTGATAGGTCCACCACTGACGCTGATGCCTGTGCTAGCTGTTAGGTCGACAGAGGTAACCGTTCCTACGGTGGGCTCTGGTACGGATGCCGTAATCTCTGACCCATCCGCCTTTACAAGGTGGAGGGTCTGAGTTCCTCCTACGCTGCTGTAGAATGCTGAGACAATATCGTTTGGGTCGTCGTCCTGTCCAACCGATAGGATGTCTCCACGAAGTTTAGACAGCAAAGTAAAATAGGTGATTACCTTGTCGCTTCGGGTCTGGGGACTATATACGCTAAATTGATCGCTCGGAAGGATCTTAAAGTCTACTTGATTTGCTGCCATACGATTGCAAAGGTACAAAACACCAATAGGCGGTCCTTGGACCACCTATTAGTAAGTTAGCTATTAATAGCTTTACTCTGAGGGAAGCTCGGGAGATACTCCCTCTGCTTCTGCGGGAATCTCAGCAGCCACTACCTCCACCTCTGGGGCTGGTGAGGCCGGTGACGCAGGAGCCGGCACCATCGCCCAAGCATCGTTGGCAAGGGTGCGGTAGTAGCCATCAACTCCCAATACCTCATCGGCACTTGGGTCGTTTACTGCAAGCACCACGCGCCAATAAGATGAAGCGATTACTGCTCCGTCTTTAATAACGTCAGTTGTTTTGCGAACTGCGATAGTTCCGTCAAGGCTGACGTTGAATTCGCTGATGTAGATTACTTCTTCAATCATTGTTTCTAATTATTAATTGTTTATACTTGGTAAAATCCCGACATTACAATTACTCCTGTACCATCATAGGTTACTGATGTTTGTGTGCCACCACCCACAGGTAGTTGTTGAATACTTAATTGAGTTGCTGATGGAACCCCTGACACAACAGGAACATTTAACGCAGTAAGCACAATATCTGACATTGCACCGATACTAAATGAAGGCACGTCCGCTGCTGCAATAGTAAAGGGAAGGCCTGCAATTCGTAAATCACCCGTTCCCGTGCCGCCTGAATAGCTTAAATAAATACTAACGTACACCATTCTTCCAATTTTGGTATAGAGTCCCGATTGACCACCGCCATAAGTTGCGGTTCCTGCGGTAGTAGTACCAATGATAGTTGGAGTAAAAGTGCCTTCTTCGTAGTCATCAAGGGCGTTGGCTTGTGCCGTATCTCCATTGAATGATATACCGCCTGCTGTTTGAATGCGTACTCGCTCAGTTAAAGTTCCAACGTCATTGTTAACAGAGAATGTCATAACACCAACACCACCCGTGCCAATGCCACTAATCCTTTCGTTAACACCTGCGTCTGCTGCCGTAAAATCTACTCTCTTGCTTGTTCCGCTTCCGTAAATTCTTACTCCCGTAGCATCTGAACCATCAATGCCGATTTGAGCAGCAACAGTTCCTACAACTTGTAGCTTTTGTGAAGGCGCACTCGTGCCGATGCCTACGTTGCCTCCCGTAAAGTATGAATTGGCATTTGATGCAATTACATTTTTTAAAGTGCCATTATTGTATAAATACAAAGTACCCGAGTCATCTGATTCTTTTGCAAAAAAAGCAAGTGCATTGTTTAATGAGTTCTTAAAAAGAACATTCCCATTAACTTGCAAAGGGTGGTCGGGAGAAGCCGTACCAACTCCAACTCGGTTGTTGGCGGCATCAACCACAAGAGTAGTCGTGTCAAACGTAGCGTTGCCGCTTACTGCCAAAGTTCCTGCGATAGAAGCAGCAGTCGTTGACAAAGACAAGGTTGAGTCATTACCCAAACCATCGCTTAACGCCTTTAGCGTACCGCTAATCGGCCCGTTGTCCGTAGTTTTTACGAGACCATCATAGGTATCCTTAATCTCTAATCCTGTTAGTGCAGTTCCCATATCCTATTGTTTAAAAGCCCAGCGATAGCCGTAGCAAGTTTTGTTTTTATCTAAGCAAGCCTCTCCTATGTGGGAGTCGTTTTTCAAGCCTATGCTGTTTGCGGCACTAAAAATAGAGCTATACTCCGAAATGTAATTCCAATCGGTGTCGTACTGTACTACTGATCTTTTGTGTCTTGATTCCATCGTTGCAAAGATAGACTTAATTTCTTTTGGGTCTAAGGAATCCGGCGAGTAGGTAAACACTCGAGACGCACAACTCTTGTTCTTTCCAGACAAGTGTTTCTGAAGTGAGCCTTTGCTTATGTTATGGAACCTCGCGGCTTCTGAAGTTGATTTGAAGTGATTTAAAACATTGCAGTTTTCGTCAACCTCGTAGACATCTACAGACTTAGACATTGATATCTTAAGCCTTGACTCCTCGTTGAATTTGTATCCAAAGATTCCCTCTCCGCCTTCGGTGAGGTTCATAAGCGTAAATCCCCAGCTCTTAAACAGAGATATATAATGACGCTCCCAAAACGAAAACTCGGAGATTGGCACTAAATCAATCTGATGCACCTCTACCTCTAAGCCCTTGTCTATTTTTGAATTAATCCAATTATTCTTATATGTTGTCTTTTTCTTTTCCGCAATCTTATTCTTAGACTCTTGGATGTGCTCAGACAATCTTTTGGCTACGGGCTTTTTAGTTACACCTATGTATATCTTTTTGCTGTCGCCGCTGGAAATCATATAGATAGAACACATTTCCATTACGTATTCCAAGTATCTGTAGAGGTGTTCCAAATTTGGATACTGGTATTCCACACCACCTCAATGTATGTACTAAGGGTTTGCCCTAGTCTATTGAATAGCTGCATCCCAAGGCCAAGCATCTCTTAGGCTATGTATGCTAGCACTGAACCAGAGGCACAGGCTACGCTAGTGAATAAACCATAAACGGCAGTTCCAGCTAAAAGAGTTTGACTCGTTAGACCGTCACCATTTACCGAAACAAGAGTTATTGTTGAATCCTGAAGGGCATATACCACTCGGTATTCCTCACCCGCAACGGGGGTGAATGCGCTGGTTATCTTGCGAAATCCTTTCTGTCCAAACGCAGCAAGCTGGAAGTTGGGAGTGGATGTGATGTTACTGTAAGACACAATAGAAAGGTTAAAGGTTAAACGAAGAGTCTTATTTCCCTACAAAGATAGTTATTGATTTAATATGATATCTACGATATCCTCCTGACCCTCGAGGTCCTGCTTCTGTAACTCCGCACGGTCTCCCTTACGCTGGGCAATCAGTTTGCTTTGTGCAACTGCTTGCTCCTTAATGCGGTTATCCTTGCGGTCCTCAGCCTCTTGATCAGCACTTTGTCGTACGCCAGATTCAATCTGTTGCTCTTTGATTCCGTAGTCTCCTTGCAGTTGAGCTAACTGCATCTTAAGTCCATACTCTACCTGCAGCAGCTGAGCCTTAGCCTCAGCCTCTAGCTGAATCTTCTGAGCGTCCAACTGAGCCTTCAGTTGGTCCTCCTGCATCTTGGCTTGGCTTGTAACCTGAGCGACCTGTGCGTTGGCCTGAGCTTGGAACTGAGAGTTCTGCTGGGCCATCTCCTGACGAGCCTTCATACGCTTCTTACGGCGTACAATAAGCAGCCTCTCGGCTTGGTCGATGTCCCTGAGCTGACGGATAGCAATAGCATCCTCGATGTCAAGCTCACCCTGGGCAATAGACGCCTGGATGTTTTGCTCGAGGTACATACGGTCAATCTCGTTCATATCAGCGACAACCCTAACGCCGAAGTTGTACATAGGCAGATTAGAGAAGCTAGATAACACTGCCATATTCTCCCTGCCAATAGCCGTCTCGTAGGCCTTGTATAGGATAGACTTAGGAGGAAGTATCTGAAGACACTTCACGACGTCCTCACAGATCCTGCGATACAGCACAATCGCTGCATTGCTAATATCCCCAAGAGCATTGTTGCCTGCCGCCAGTTGCTGCTGGCGTACGCCAACAAGCTGGTCTCCCTTAGGGCTCGTTCCATCCATAACCTCGTTGATGCCCGTAGCATCACGAATCATACGCAGCGCGTGATTGTAGATGGTGATGAGCTCGTTGATGTTTCTGATGCCGTTCTCAAGGGGACGTATCGGTGGGTTCTGGAAGCTGCCGTCAGGATTCTTACTGCGATAGTAGAAGATACCCGTCTGCTCGTAGATGTCTTGAAGGTCCAAAGGCTGAAGCTCACCGCCACGTCCTAGCTGTACGTTCTCAAGTCCCTCGATGTCGATAATCAATCCATCGGGCTTAGCCTTAGCGATAGACTGCTGGAGCTTTAGGTGGGTGATCTGCAGCTGGTCGGCAAAGCCGATGATGCCGCTCACCATAGACTTAGGGATAGACTTGCGGATGTTGGTGGCCACAATGCTGTAGCTCATCCGGGTGCGGGTGAGGTCGTGAACATTTTTAGGAATGTTCTTCTTCAACCCGTAGTCGTAGATGTAGTCAGTCCCTAGGATGTAATTACCACCATACAGCGTCTGGTTCTGCATATAAACAGCCTCCCTATCATACACACTCTGCTGTGGGGCATTGTACTTGTGGCCCTTATAGTAGAAACCAATGTTTCCAAAACGAGACTCTTTCTTCTCGAAGATGATGTTGTCAACGCTAACGAACTCAAAGTCAAGGACTTCAATGGTGTACTCGTCATAGCCGTAGTAGTAGCGCTCCATACCTGGGTCGTATCCAGAGCCCATCAGTCGGCTAGAGTCATTGCCAAAGCGGTTCATAACCGTCCTTGCCATCTTCTCGTACTCGTCCTCGGTGAATTGGTTGCCTGCTGTGCGCTTAAGCTCTGAAATGCTCATACGCTTTACGTGGCCTGCGTAGGTTATATCCGTAAAGTTTGGGTCAGAGGTAAAGCTGTGGATGAAGAATGCTGGGTCTACATAGTCCTCAACGATTCCGTAGTTGGGGTCGTTGCTGCGCTTGGTGACAGCAATACCACAGGTGACGAGGTCTTCGACATTGCGCCTAAAAATGCGCTCGTCGAAGTCATTCCAGCTTAGCGTTAAGTTGATGCCAATCTGTGCAGCAATCTCTGCAGCGGTCTTGATGTTAGTCTCAAGGAAAATTTCGGTCTCCTCAGCGGTATCGGGAAGAGAGTCTGGGTCTACCTCGGTGCGAAGTCCTGAGTCCTTCGCCTCCTTTAGGATGTCCTTGTTCTCGATGAATATCTTCATCTTATTCTTCTCGTAGTCCTTCTCACTGCGCGACAAAGGATCAACAGCTTCAATGTTGGGGTAGAACTTAGAAGACAGAATCTTGTTGACTACAATCTTTACGAACTTGGGAACGATAGGAACTGGTGTCCAGTCTAGGTTTACCAAGGACCCATCACCGTTGTTCGGGTCAAGAGAGGTAAGTATCTGCTTGTAGATGGATGTGTCTTGGGTTCCGTTGGCGTAGTCCCTAGAGACTTCGAACTCACGGAATCTTTTGCTGTACAGAGAACCTTCGTACTGGGCGCTTCCCCACTGGCCGTATATAGCCTTTGCGTACTGAAGACCATACCTCTTTCCCACCTTTACATCGTGTGAGGCAAAAGGGTCTGGGAACGTAGAGTCGTATGAGTTACTTTTTACAGAGTATTGATCCATTTATCGGAGTTTATGGACAAAGGTACGAACTTAACTTATCGCCTAATTTCCTTACCCTTGCGGAAGAATACCCTCTCGTTGAAGTTTGTCTTTTTGACTTCTTTGACCTGCTTCTGGGCAGCAAGCAACGCTAGCCCTGAGCTGATTGTTAAGTCAAACTTTGTCCTGTCGTCTATCTTGAAATTAATCCAGTCCTCAAGTGTCCTGTTTAAATACATCCTTCCGAACTTACCACTCTCGTTGTGGAGGCCTACGTGGTCGTGGATGTATGACTCAATAGCCTGAGCGTGAGCCTGAATGACATCTTGGCTGTTGGAAGGTATCCCTTTTGTCTTTACGTTCATCTTTGAAGAGGTGGACGCTAAGTGAGCAGGACGGTTCATAAGGTACTCGTCGTAGCCCCTTGACTCAAAATATCTAGCGATTCCGTACTTGTTGTTCTCTATCAGCACAGGGTATCCGTAGAAGACGGCAGCCATAAGGATGTCCTCGTAGAATATCTTAGCAAGCGGAGGCCGTGAGGCGTACTCCGCGACAAACATATTGGAGGGGTGCTCCATTGAGAACTTATTATACACGTGGCAGGCACCCTTTGAGGACCTGTAGTCAAGGGTGGTGTCAAGGTCGTAGGAGTCAACACCCATAACCCCGAATGCCCCATTGGGGGCAACAGCTTTATTGTTCTCTACCTTTCTTTTGTTTCTAATATCCGTAGGTGCTAGCCAAGCCACACGCCACCGCCCATTAGGGTCGGGGGCGAAGATCACCTCGCTGTCCATCTTTCCGTCTTTCCATTGGAAGTTACCGATGACAACAGGGTTTGGGTAAAGCTCCTCGTTATGTTGTATCTGCTCGTATATCTTCTGGATGTTAAACAGAGAACTCTTGGTCGAGTCGCGGAACGCCTCGTCCTCGGTGAAGGGGAACTGGCGTATGATTTCGTTGAGCTCGTAGCTGTTGTTCTGCTGGCCTTTTCTCTCGTTCTTTAAGAACGTCCTAGCGCCTATCTCGGTTATGGTTCCGTCTTCGGTAAGCATTGGAGTCTCTGGGTCTTCAACAATAGGAAGTCCGTACTGGCTGAAGAATCCCTCCATCGCATCGTATGCCGGGATAAATATCTTGTACAGCCCGCTCTTGGTCCTTCCGTTCTCGTTGCGGTCGTTAGGGTCGGAGTCGTAGTACAGATTCCTAAACTCCCTACCGCCCTTGTCCAGCGGGTTTACCGTGGACCCCACCATCGCCTTTCCAATCACCCTACGACCCACAAGCAGACAGGTCCTATGGATTCTCCACACCTCCCTTATGTCATTAGGATTCAGCCACTTACCAGCCTCATCTAGGAATAGCATATGGGTCTTGCTTCCGTCATACGCGTTATTAGTAGTATTCTTCCAGTTGATTATAGTATCCAGAGCCTCACCTCGTGAGGTAGTCTTGTTCTTCTTGGTGATCCTCTTCGAAGGCTCGCGGAATGCGAGCTCCATACGCGGGTTAGTCGTTCCGTCAATGATGGGAGAAAAGAAGAACGGGTATCCCTTGAATATAGGGATAATCTTAGAGCCGAACACCGCCTCCTGAGCGTCTGTTCCTGTCTTGCTCATAATGCCCAACAGCTTCTCCTTCACCTGACTGCCCTCGTCAACAAGAACCGCTGCACTCATATTCGTATATCCAGAACGTCTGCACTTGGTGTATATCTGCCCAAGACACCGAGGGTCTGATTCGCAGGCCGAGAGGTGGACAAACAGCTTACGCTGGAAGTCTAGGTACGTAGGGTATCCGATGTCTATGGAGCTCCACTGTAGGAACATATAGTGGTGACCCGTGATGTAGGTCTCCTCACCGTTGTTCATAAACCACAGTCCTTCCTTGCGCCTCTTGAACTCCTGCTCGATGTAGGGGCTCCACTTCTGCTGGAACTCACGAGGGGACTCGTACCAGTCGTCCATAGAGTTTATCTGCGCAAGCTCCCTAGGTATGTCCTGACGCTTCCACATCTGCTGATGCTTGGGTAGGTCGCTAAAGAGGAAATGCTCCGGCTTTGGTAACTGGATGCTGAGGGACTCTATCTCAATGATAGGTCCGTCCGAGTTGTTCGGACAGATGTTTATCACCTCCTGCTTGTCTATTACCTTAAGCCCAGCCATTATCTTGCCATCCTCTCAGCGAAGCCTCCCTTGAAGTCCTTCTCCTTTTCAAAGGATCCGGACTCCTCGATGTCGCCAACAAGCTGCTCTAGCTTCTGCCTCTCTACGATAAGTTCCTTGCAGGCGAGTGCTGTGTCCTTGATGGCCTGCAGCTCTGCCTTGCGGGCGGACCCCGTTAGATCGGGGTCTACCGGCTTGCGGATCTCCTCGGTCATATTACCGATTGCAGCCTCCATCGCGGAGATGAGGTTACGCGCAGCACTAACTGTTGTGAACTTTACAGCTTTTGACATATCAAATGGTGGATTTGCATACGCCACAGCTTGCGGCCATTGATGTCCATCTCATAGTCTGCGTCTTTAGCGAAGTAAACAACGTCGCCCACAGCAAGACCTTCCTCCTCTAGCCACTGGCTTCCATAAACGATACGGCCCCAGCGCTTCTCTGGTTCCTTGAGGGTGATGATTTCTATGAAGCTTTTCTCCTTGTCAGCATCGATATCAAAGGGCTCTAGGAACACCCAGTCCGCAACAGCTATAAGGCTGCCGTCTGGCTTCTCGATAAGGTATGCCTGGTTGCCCTGACCACCGAAGGGGTCGTAGTTGACGCGGTATATCTTTTCTTTAGGGTCAACGACTTGGGTGTCGTTGAGCGCAACGTGGTGGTGATGGAACACGTAGTCTCCTATCTCTAGCTCGGACTTGAACTTGGCTGGAATGCCTACAACCTTAGCCTTCATAGTGCGGTGTTGGAACTCGTTGAACTTAGTGTCGAGGTAAAGCTCTGACTCTCCCACCTTGATGGTGTCGTTTACAGCGCTAGGTATGTGCACGAGGATGTGGTACAATGGTATCATATGTTTAATTAAAATAAATAAAAGTTGTAAGTCGGTTACAACTAGAAGT